GTACGTACACTGCCGAGGTGGTGGCTTGCATATCACTCCCCCAATAAGCGTCCTCCGAACTGCGGAATTCAAGGCCCAGCGGCGAGGTTAGCTTCGGATGTACCTCAAAAGTATTCTCCGCCAACTGAGTTCCCTGATAGCGAGCATGAAAAGGCAGGTCGAGCAAAGCTGAAAGATCCACTCGAGCGTTATCACCGGCGCCAGTATTTGGTATTCCCATACTGATCAACCATTCCTCCGCTCTGAAGTTTCCAGCGCCCGCTCCGCCAGCAGTCTGCCCACCAATTCCCGCATTGTGCGGAACCCTCATCCTCTGATGTGGAGGGACAAGGGCAACGGTCAGGACTCCCTGCGCTCCAGTGACTGCTGTGGTGTTTCTGATACGTAACCCCCAACCTACTATCCTATAATTCATAATCTTGTTTCGCAAAGCGACTCCAGAGTTAAGAATAGCACCTTTGGTAAAATTGGTGCCGTTAGGAGTTTGGAGGGTGGTTCCGTTCGCAATCGATCCGCGAAAGCTGGCGGCCGGGCAATAGACGTTCGGCATCAAAATACACTCGATGTTACCTGAGGTATCGTTAGACAACGAAACAATCTCTCGCAAAGCCACCGTTGCGGTTGGTGCAAAGAACTGATCCGGCACACGTGCGCCGAGAGCTTTCTCAGAAAAAGGATTCATAAGCGCTAACTTGTAGTGCTCAGAATCAGACGCGCCCATTGATAGGACGTTTCTGTTCTTCTTCTTTTTGGCCCCCGACGCGTTGTGCGTGACGACGTTAATGGTAGGAGCAACCCCAGCTTTCGAAGCTGAAGTCAAGGTCTTGGTCCGATTCTTCTTGTTTTTCATGCCCGGCGACGGCTCCGAGCAATACCTTGCGGCGGCTCAGGAAGTCAACGATTCGAGACTTATCCGGACAATCCGGCATGTCCTCGATCTCGGCTATGTAGTTGAGATTGGTGGAAAGGTCATTCATCTTACTGAAAGACGACTCGAACAGCATTCGCTGCCAAGTCTCCAACCAACATGCCCAACTGCCGTCGGTCTGCCGCTCAAAGCGGTGTGAACAAAACAAGAAGCTCTCCCCAGAGTGAACTTCGACGTCTCGCACGGGTAAATTAATCTCCGCGTAAGCCTTTCTTAATTCATCCTCACCCTTCAGATTCCACTCGATGCAATCATCTCCCATTTCGATGGAAACGGAATCAACTGCCTCTGCGCAAGTTCCGCGCTGAGAACCATTAGAGGAGGTGGTAAGAAAATCACCGCTGCGTTGCACAACAGTGTCGTCGAAAATCAACAACTCGCCAGAATCGAGAACATGAGGAGTGCTCACAAGCGAACAAGCCCACCAGTTACTAACTTTTTCAAGCGTTTTCCGGCAAGCGTCCAAATTAGAACACGTTCTCTTCATATGACGGGCGTGACCTTTGGCGCATTCCAAGCTGAAGTTCTTTTCCCAACCCTTAACATCAGATCCTGTCGGGGGCAAGTTCAAAACCTTACTTGTAACAAAAACCCTTTCGCCAATAGCTTCGGCATGCTCTTTAGAAAAACCAATCCCTTTCTTCGTTGGAAGATTGGGGTAGCAAGAGCTCTCCGCGTCGGCAAAAGCCTGGAAAAAGAAGCGCTCGACCATCTGATCGACGACCGAGACGCTTGCGATAACGCGGGGAAGCGGTTTGCGTTTGGGTAGCGCCTGTCCTTTGGGAAAGACACGAACCGGGTCCCTTAAGCCTTCACTGATCCATTTGATCCTTGCTCCTTGTTCGAGGTAGCTGTCGAAGTTGTCTTCGTGGAAGTAGATTCGCTTGACGCGTTTCCAGACTTCTTCTTTGATTTCTTCTTTTGCTTCGTCGAAGAGCTGTCCGTTTGATCGGAAGTTGAGGCGGTAGGGGTACCCTGGGGTGGACTGGCGGTTGACTGAGGAGAGAAGCACTTCAAAACCTCCTTCAAACAAGTCGAGGAGAGCGCTTTCATCGAGTCCATCGCGGACTGGGAACATCCATTCGAAGCCAGCTGACTTGTAACTTTCTGCAAAAGCTTCTTCCGCTGCTTCCCGACGACCTCCTGGAATTGCGACTCCTGGGTACTCGGTTTTGTTGTGGTACTCGCAGAGACTTCGCTCGAGGGCATCTTGGGTGAAGCTTGGGAAGTGGAACTCGTCGTTGACGTCGGGGAAGAGCTCTGTGAAGAGCTCACGGACTCCTTTATCTCCTTTCGGAGGTCCTTGAGGATTGATTGCCCTAGCGCAGTCACCAATGTAGTAACCTCCGTGACGCCCAGAGACTGGGGTTGGGTAGGCACAATAATTGGCACGGGCTGCAAAATAGCCTTCTCCAAATCCTTCTCCTTTGCTGGTGGCGCTGGAGTCGGCTCGTTCGCTTTCGCTACTTCCGCCTTCGGATTCTCTGATTGCTTCGGGCTTTCCTTTGTCATTACCGCCGGGAGCCCCGTCTGCGGCTTTTTGACGGGGCTGACAAAAGCTTGCATAGCGGAGGAGAGATCCTTTCGCCTCTCGGCCATAGGCTTCTCTTCAACTTTCGGTGCAGACCTTTCGGCCGAATCCTCTTCGATCAACTTCTTAACTGTCAAGATGTCGTCTACTGAGGCGGCGTTTTCAAGCCTTCCCCTATAGTTGTAAGTGTCAGGTTGGTTCGTTCCGGCAATATACATCGCCCTGAAACTCCTGGCACCCTTCGCATTTGAGCTCTGTCTTCCTTCACCGCCTCCAAACTTCCGACTTTTCCTAGTCCCAGAGCCCTCCCTCTCCTTGACGATCAAGTCGTCTCGTAAGAATTCATTGAGCTCTTCCATAAGAACAAACGTGTTTGTCTGCCCATGGGCACCAGTGTGAACACCGGCGAGGTAAGTCTTCTGTCCTTTGCGCATGTAAAGACCGCACCCGCTCCATCCCTTCCGAGTGGAGGCCTGATGGCCCCCAATCATCGGGTTTGAAACGGGAGAATCAACTGCCGGGCCGTGAGAACGGAAAAACCCCTTCTCTTCCGAGAAAGGATCACCATATCCCATGCACTCCAAAATCTCCGCGTCCGTAATGTACGCCCCGTCACTAATGGAACAGGTCTCCGCTGGTTTAAGAGACGGATAGGTTGATAGAGAAGCGCCCGAAAGCTGGCTCTGGCTGACTTCGTAAGCTGCAATGTCGACATCATCCTCCTTCGTATAAGGAGACTTCACAACCGCCTCACCCAACAGGACAAATCTTTGCCCAGAGCTCCCGTGCGTTGCCGCCGCGGAAAAGTGAGTGCTAGCATCCGCCACGTGAGCAGCAGTTACTAGATAAAGGCGCTGACACCCGTCGACCCCCTTGATCTTGACGACTGATCCCATGCCCACAAAGGAGTAAGCATTGTCCGCTTTATAATAAAAACATACGGACGAACGAACCATAAAATTCGACAAGTCGGTGACTTTCTTGGATGTGCTGGAAGCAAAGGCCATCTCTTTATGCGTCGTTCCAACGGGTTTAGTCTCGCTGATGAGCCTCCCGTTAAGGAAGACTTGAATATCCCCATTAGGAGCGTACTTGGCGGTTAAGCCAGTCTCAATTCCACAAAGGACCACCGGGCGAGCCCAAAAGAAAACAACGTTTCGGATCTCGTAAGGGAGTTCGCGCATCACCGTAAAGAAATTGCGCAGCCAGATGTTGTTGCTTCGGATAGCCATCTTCCATTTAAGGACGAAAAAGCAAATCACTGCATAAACAAGCCACACTTCGATAGCGATGACAAAGAAATTTAAAACAGCCATGATGATGTTAGCCTCGCGATAGGCCCGAGCAGGAACTTCGTAGCAAGTGACTGTAATCACAGACATCACCACATTAGGAACTGCAACCATGCCATACCAAAGCGACGAAAGGGAAAAATTGTATATCACCTCCGCCAACCTAGTTTGCATTTTAAGGCACCAATGATTGAAGCTAGTAGCGACCAGTTGCTCCAGTGAGTTCACCCCGTCAATCTCTTGGGGCGAACTACCGGCGCAAACCGGGCACAACAACAACAGCAAGAGAATCGGGACAAAATGCGCTTTGAAAATGCGCTGAAGCCATTCCTCTCTCTTTTTGCTGAAATCAGTCTTCTGCCGAGCGATGTTCCTAAGCACGCACGTTCGCACGCGCCTTGGCACAACACCAGACAGGACCGTCCCGTCGTGATCAACGATATTAATTGTGACCAACTTGGGATCCCCCGTGAGGGCGTCCGGGAATTCGGACTCGTCGGGGGGGGGGGGG